GTACTGTTCGTGAGCAGGAATCTCTTCCAAGCCTACGTTGTAGCCAGTTGTCTCTGCGCGAGTACCAGACTCAGCAACCCAAGCGGCTGCGAACTGCCCTGTACGCTTAGGGATCTGAATAGAACGCTGCGCTGTGCTACGAACCCGAGCAATGCTACGGATAGGTGACATTTCAGTAACAGTCTTAATCAGTTCACGGACGTACTCAGGGGGTGCTAGATAGCCGCCAGTAGTGTCATTGCTGACTGTGAGTGCCTTCTTCTCAGCGGGGTCAAGAGCTTCAATACCTTTACGGCAGAACTTGTCCCAAGCCTTGATAGACTCATCTACTTGCTTACCATCAAAGCCAGAGGCAGGGCGACGTAACGCTGTTTCCAAGCGATCCATCTGCTCTTCCATCTTTTCTTGATGAGCTTTCTGTTGAACCAGTTGCTGATTAACTACTTCCATTGAGTCCAATTTGGCTTCAATGTTCGCAATCTTACCGTCCAGAAGGGGGTCAGCAACACCTTTCTTAACATTCTCCAACTTTTGGTCGTAGGCTGATTTGAACTGCTCAAAAGCCTCGCCCATCTCGGAGACTGCATTTTTGATATCATCACTCATATCAAGCTCCATACTATAGGTGTTTAAGTTTATTGGTTAATGAGTTAATCGCAGAAACCGCGACATCACTCTTGCTCTCGTCAGCATCTCGCTGATTGAAGGCTTCATGAACAGCCTTAGCTGCCACCTTCGCTTCTGAACGGGATAAAGCGAAAGCATCACGCATTCCATTTTCCCATTCCCTGATAGAAACCTCTTCACCCTTGACCGAACGCACCCTAGCTTTAGGGTTCATTGGAAAGGTAACTAGGCTTATTTCCATCAAATCTACTTCTTTGATAAACCGCTTTTTGGATTTACCATCATATTCTTGGCCTTTAGGCGATACCCTAAAGCCAATAGACAGGCCGTCTAGTGCGCCCATCTTCATTAATTCGTATGCTTCACGCCCTGCTTGAGTGCCTAGAGCTAAGCGACCTTTAACTTTAAGACCCTTACCGTCCTCTTCAATCTCTTCAAATACACCGATAGGCATATCTGACTTATGTTGATAGAGGAGTTTTACGCCTTTAGGCCCAGTGCGGGCTAAGGATTTGGTGAATGCGCCGTTAACTACAACGTCATTACCTAGATCAGTGTTGTTAAAGATTGATCCATAACCGTAGAAAGTGCCTTCTTCCCCTTCTTCAGCCTTGATACTAGAACAGACCTGTAAAAGCTCTTTAGTAGTCTCTTCATCTTCAATATCATCTTCTTCACTGTCGTCCATTTCTTTTTCATATTCTACTATTACAGAGTCCTCTGTTTCAGTAACCCTGCGAACGTGCTTTTCTTCGTCAGTGTCAGAAGCCTTGGATGCAATGCTAGCGAGAGTCTCGGCTAGTCTTTCTGCTGCTCCATTGGTGCTATCTGTCATGTCTTTGCCCTCATAGCGGGTTTAATTTAATAACCTGAATTATGGTTGGCTAACCAATGCTTCGCGTCATCTACGCTATACGGCTCAGTCAACCCAAGATGTGCATTATACAATCAGGGGCTATTGGATGCACTATATCAAATTGATTGTAATACACAAACCTAATAATCTGCGTCAGACTCTACCTCTTCCTCATCTGGGATAGGCACTCCGGAGTCTATAGCTTCTACCATTTCATCTATAGGATAAGGCTTGTTCCAGTTTATGCCAGTGATACTAGGCAATGATCCAAACGTCTGTTTGTACATATCTACTATATCTTTCTCTTCAAGGACTCGCATCTGCTACCTCTTCTAGTATTTTGTCAAACTCTCTAGCCAAGTTGGGCATATCTACCTCAACTGTCTTCCAAAGATAAGTATTGCGTAAAGCGTATAGGTTTGCAAACGTCTCCTTGAACGTGCTTCCGCTGCGTTTATAGTATGATTTCCCATGCCCCCAAGCGTAAAAGTCGCTCTGGAAAGTACCTTTACTCATAGCATCTATGATGTCAGATAGCGTTGCTGCTTCAGGGGTTTTAATTTGCGTTTTTATTCTTGCCCCACCAAAACCATCCGGTATTTCAAGCCTGTCATAGAGTCTGGAGTGCCACCCTGCTAGGCTCTTTTCATAGTCTTTTGGCATTAATTTTAGGCTTTTTCTATCATCTTTAAATGCTTTTTGGAAGTCTGCACTAGTCTCACTCCACGCTTTCCCTAGAGAGCTAATAGTAATTTCTTTCTTAGGTAGAGAGTAGTCAATGTGATGCCCGTACTCATGCACTACGGTTTGACCATCCCTGTCCTTTGCTGAAGCGACTATCAATCTCATTGATGGATAATAAGTGCCTTTGTCACCAATATTTTGAATCATCTTAGGCTTGACTAATACGTTTTGAACTTTACGCTGCGTGGAAGTTACTTGCTTGTTAAGTATTTGTTTATAGTCAAATTTGCTATCCACGTTGCCATCAGGAACATTTATGTCTTCTAGATCAAATTCATCATCTGGTATCTTTTCGTCAATAACATCATCATCAGTGTCTATATAAACTATAGCGCACCTACAGTTAATGACGTTTGCAGCCCCGCCCCTGCTATCCCCTGTATACGCCATCAACGTGCCGTTAGGCATAGAGAAGTCTTCATCCATGCCAACCTTAACGCCATTCATAGCCCCGTGAGCTGATCTTGTCCTAGCGTCTAGCGTGGCTACCCACTGCTTCTCCATTGATATACCTAGGTCTTTACTAAGCCCTTGATGGTAAGCGTTCTGGGCGTACCCTGCGGCGTTATGTGTCTCCGTCCTAGCTATGAGGGCTGCTTGGTTCTTGCCTACTACAGTGAACCGCTTGCGTATGTTCCTAGTTATTTCAGCTACCCCTACCCCCTCAAGCTGCTCTGAAGATACATTGTTTAGGATTCTTTCCGTCATTCTTTCTGAGATATTGGCAAACTGCACTTCTCTTATTGAGAAATAATCATCCATCCAATCTTCTATGGCTTGAACGCGGTTAAACCCAAAGCCTATATCTGTTACGGCTTTAGATAACACAGGCTTATAGCGAGAGTCATTTGACTCCACTAAGGTAGTGAATAGCTTTTTAGTCTCGCTTTTAACTGCGGCTTGAATCTCTACAGTCTTCCTGCGTACAGATTCTGCATAGTTAGGCTCTGCCCCAGAGGCAAGCTCATCAAGGATAATGGATAGGTCTTTACGGAAGGAGGTGTTTAACTTTTTCTGTAGGCGACGAGAGCTAACAGAGATCATTCTGGTCTGCTGCGCTAGATACTTTCTTGCGTTTACTTTGCCCTGTTTGAAGGTAGGGAGCTGTTTACGCCCAGACGTTAGTCTTCTTGCCGCCCCAATATTCAACAGCATGGCCCTCTTTTATAAGCATTTGGCATATATCTCGCCCCTTACTGTTTATCGGGATGCCTAGTATCCTACCAAACTTGCCGCGCCCTAGGCTTTTGAGCGTTATGCTATCACCACACAGCTCTTTGAGTCTTTCCTTGGCTTGAAGACCTAGTGCCTTTTCAGCTAGATTCCTTGTTCTGCTTTCAGGTGTGTCTATCCCCGCAAGCCTGACCCTTTGCTTGCTAAGGATGACAGAGAACCCTAGATCTATGTCTACATCAATGGTATCGCCATCAACGATCTTTATTACCTTGCAGTTATATATATAAGGGCTAGTCATCTTTGCTGCTCAACGGGTGGCCTTCAGGGAACAAATCAGTGTCATGTTTACCGCCTTGGAACCTGCCTGAGCGTAAAGCAAACAAGAAGCTATTTACTCTAGCGTAGGCCCACTGCTCAGGGCTTCTCACGCTTGGCCTTACGCTTTGAGGGTTAGTGGCATATGCGCCTATACCCCTTTCAAACACAGCCGTCAGCATTCTTAAATTAGCCTTCTTGGTAGGGCTGTCTCCATACTTATCATTGTGTTCTTTAATCTTTTCTTCTAGGCCCGCCTTAACTGTAGAGCTAATAGCCTTCTCATCAGGGTCTTTCCTGCCCTCTAGCTTCTTAACAACCTCTAGCACAACGTCTTTCATGCCTTGTTGGCCTAGCTTGGGGTTAACTGCTCCCCACTTTATGAGAGCGACTACGCCCGCTATATTGGAAGCGTTTGGTTCAGTCTTGCCGCCAACGAACTGGTTGCCATCTACCACTGTGTGTCTAGCGCACCAAGCCTCTCGCTCTTTAATCCAATCAAGGATAGCGGGAGTTGTTGACCCTTCCCGTGCCTTAGTCCAATTCTGGAAAGCACCGTTGCCTCTGATATTGCCCCCTGCGCTCCATACCTCGCGGCCTACGGTTGATTTGTCATCATATAGGGCTTTGGCAAACTGAAAGCTAAACTGCGGATACTGGCTGTTTTTAAGGCTTATCTTTAGGTTCTCTCCGGCTGTGGGAAAGTTAGTTATATCCTCTGCCTTAGCTTCGCTTTCCCTGTCATCGTAGAGGTCTACATCTTCTTGCAAAACAGGGTCTTTGGCGGGGTCTACAGGAGCATCATTAAGCGCAAACAAGTTAGCAGGGACTAGCAAGTCAT